TTAAAACAAGAAAGATCAAATTATTATAATGTTAGTTAGAGATCTACAACAGATACTTGGACAATTTACCGACAAGTTTAACAAAGGTATGGGTAAAGTTGAGGGCAAAGGTAATGCAATTATGTATGCTAAAGTTTATGTTGACATAGGTAATAACAGACTATCAGAAATACAAAAAATTGAAGCACATGAAAATACTTTAATAGGTGCAAAAGAAGGAGTACGTGTTGTACTAAAACTAGCACCGCAAAACAAATCTAAAATAATTTTATAGAAAGGAGAATGTATGTTTGAATTGACAGAAGAACAAAGAAAGCAATTGTTGTCTTACATGTGGACAAGACCATATGGTGAAGTGGCAACATTAGTAGCAATGTTAGCGTCGTTGAAGAGCAAAAAGAATGACGATGTTACCCCTAAAAAATAAGTGGGACCAGAGGCTAAATTATATAAAAAACTTACTAAAGAATGGAGTGGTTTTTCCTTTACAAGGCTTGAAAATCTTAGCTTACTCGGTACTCCTGATTTGTTGGTCTACAATAATAATAGGAACTTTTTTACTATAGAATTAAAAGTAACCAAGGGTAATAAAGTATCGTTTAGTCCGTTCCAAATTGCGTTTCATATTAAACATCCTGACAACACATTTATCTTAGTACAGGCCCTCGGTCCAAGAGCCAAGAATCGTTTTCATCTGTACCGTGGTTCAAGAATCTTGGAGCTTGAGGCTTGCGGCTTGAAGCTTGACGCTTGTTGCTTGGGGCTTGATGCCTGTTATAAATTTTTATCTGAGCTTGGTGCTTGAGGCTTGGTGCTTGAAGCTTGTTGCTTGAGGACTTTAGCCTGTCCCCTGAGGCCCGGACCAGTCGCACGCTCTAGATTGTTCTCGTCAGAACTTTTTAAGCTAATGGCCTGGTCCAGTTTATTACGCTTGCGTAATTCTTTATAATATTTTGGGTGTCTAAACATTTTAATGTTTACCGTATTTTATAGTTTTTATTTCAGAGTTCCAGCAGTTTCTGCAGTCTCTGCATTCATTGTCTTGTTGAGCTGCCGGGCATGTTGCGCCAGCTGTCACCACTTCCGAAGAGTTGGGCCACGAAGCAGGCGCCCGCTGGTCTACCATGGGCGCGCTAAATCGTATGACTAAATTGTCTGGCTTGTCTGTCAGGTGGTCCTTTATCCATGCTTCACGAGTCGGTAACCAGTGACGCTTAGAAGGTGTTAACCTGCAGACTTCATAAATTTTTTGTAAGTGGTCCAGATCCTGGACATCTCCTGAGTCGTGCCATCTAAACACGTTGGGTTTTTTGCTGTTGATCAGGTGAGCCATTGCTTCAACCCAGTCTGAGCTCTTAATAGCTGCCAGCCTTCGATACTGTGCATCCTGAACAACCTTGAACACATAACAACCTTTGAGCGCGTAACAGTCAAAGCAGACAGAACCAGGGACCGCTTGGAGCTTGCCGCCTGTCTTGCATTCCTTCGCTGGTAGACCTATTGACCAGCCAGGCATCTTTGAGGGCTTGCTTAAACTTCCACCAATAATTTTTAAAGCTTCACTAGTTTTCATACTACCTGCTCCAACATAATTAATCTTTCAATTTGTTCTTTTAATATTTTTAATTTTGATGGCTGAAAGTGTAAAGCCATTCCAGGCGTATTGTACAGCTCCAGCAATTTATCGTTTATGTCTTTTAATTCTATTTTTGTTGAATTAGCTTTTATAATTACTTTCATAATTTCTCCTTTAGTTTTTGGGATATTATATTCTTATAATTTTTTCTTGTCAAGCTTGCCGCCTGACGCTTGCAGCTTGCGGCTTGTTGCTTGTAGCCGTTGGCCTCTAGCCAGCGCCAGTGATGAATAAATATTGCCGGGTTCTCAATTTTTCTTGTCATAATTCCTTTCTTGAAGCTTGGCGCTTGCTCCTTCTATAAGCTTTGTACATTTTGTAAATTTTACAGTATTTAGCTGCCATGTTATTGGTGTTGTGTTCCTGGATCTTAAGCGCCTCGCGCAGGTATCTTATTACATCCTTGTCAGTTTTGACAGGTAACATCATATCTCCTTTTGCCATAATTATTCCTTTCTAAATCCATCCTATCGTATCCAGGACCAGCTGTCAAGCTTGAAGCTTGCAGCTTGCGCCTTACCAGTTCTAAAGCAATAGCTGAACTTACTCTCCGGCGCAATGCAGGACCAGCCACGCCAGGGTCCCTGTGTTCTAGCGGCGGCGGCGCGTTGACTGATCCCAGGTCTGACAGCTAGTCCGGATCGTGCTAGCAATGGCCATCAGACCAGGGATCAGTTCTGATTGTTCACTGCACAAAGACGGCTACGAATAGCGGTGTGATGTACAGCACAACCAGAAGTTGTCCCAATTAATTAATGAATTCAAGTAAATTAATTAACTAAATCAAATATAATGCTTGACTATCCTATTGTCAAGTGTATAAATACATTTATGCAAACAAATACAGAAAGAGGTAAAATGACTAGAATAAGACTAAATCAAGAGTATCGTAATAAGATTGCTAATCGTATGCGAGTACACCTTGAACAAGAAGATACGCAAGAAAAACAAAAGTATGACGAGTTAAAAGCACAACAAATTGACATAAATGACAATGCGTGGAAAACTGCTGAAAAAATAGTAAGACGACACTATACTTTAGATGATGTTGCAAAGGCACAATATCTGCAAGACAAGTTTGAAAATGTTGATACTATTGCAAAAGATAGTTGTTTCCATTTTCATTATCTTGGCGAAAAAGAAACAAGGGACTATGACAACAATGTTAAAATGGAACAGGCAACAATAGAAAAACATTTTGACTTTAGATTAAATGGTAGCTTTGATACTGATAGCAATTCTTCTTATTCAAATGATAATGATTATGGTTATGCTTTGTTTCGTGATGAACTAAAAGCACAAGAAGATTGCAACCCAGATATTTTGATTGAACAAGAGGGTAAAGATAACAACCCACACAAAACAAAATATTGTGATAACAATAATAAGTATCTTGGCGATGATGACAAAGGTTATGGCAAAGAGTGGAATGAAAAATACCAATTAGATTTAATTGGTAGAAATTATTGTCGTGATAGGTCTATTAAATGTTCCGAGTTAGAATTTAATTTTCTAATACAATGGAAACAGGCAAAAGGTCAATTTGTTATGGCACACTATAAATGGATTAAATCTATTTTAGATCAGATGAAAGAAATCAAAGTTGGTTTAAAAGGTTATAAATATTTAGACGAGGCATTAGAACTTTGTACTGAACTTGGTTTAAATATTACTGACGCAGAAATAATCAGAACTAATAGTACAGGACTTGTAATCTACAATCCTAAAAATCTTGCAGAAAGAATTAAGGGAATGAAGAACAAGAATTCTAGTAGAGCAGATAAGATAAAAGCTAGATTATTGTATGAAAAACAACAAGAAGAATACGCTTATAAAGATATAAATTAAGCTATTGACAAATTAGGGAGTTTCCTATAAACTCCCTAATCAGAAAGAGAGAAATAAAAATATGACTAAAACATTTTATATAACTTATTGGGCTTCTAAACATAAGAAGCACATAACAAGACAAGGCAAACATGACGACAAAAGCAGATATGGTGTTGCAAAGAATGGAACACCTTATTATGTTTATTATGATTTAGACGCACACGGATATAGAACTGCGACTACATCATGGAAAGTGAGGCACTAATGATAATGCGAATGATGATGACCTTAACAGGTTTAATATTAGCAATGTTAGGAATAATAACTGCAGTACACTCAGACCACCAAGTTTTAGGAGTATTACTTTTGTTTGGTGGTGTTATGTGTATGCACGAGGGGTTGCCAAAATATGACTGATTATAATTGGTGTCATGGTCCAAGTTGCCATACTAATCATACACAATCAAGAGTGAGAGGCAGTAAAGGAAATAAAGTTCTAAGAACTATAAAGATTAAACAAGGTGGAAGTTATAGAACACATGAACACTATTCAATGTTTAATTACTTTTGCAATCAATCTTGTTTAATGGATTATATTAGAACTCACTTACAATCTATCATTGCTATTGCGCCAAGACGAGAGGCGCTCGAAACACCGATCAAGGACCCTGTCAAAGATGAAACAAAGTATTATAATCAATGGACCATTGAAGAAAGAACTTGACAATAATAGAGTTATCCTATATGTTAAATGATATGACAGAAAGACAACACAAAGCTATTAATCCTTATTCTGGTCAATCAGAGATGTTAACAGCAGAAGAGTATAAGTTATACATCATGATTAAACAGGCAGAGTTTGATGAAGATTATAAGACTATGCAAAAAGGCTTAACACAATTTAGTAAGATGAATGCTAAAGCATACATGACATTACTAGATTAACTCTCTACCCCTGGCGGGTTAACACAGACAACCGCCAGGGGTTATCTAATAGAGGTACCAGACCCAATCCCAATAAACTTACAACACATAACAGCAACACCCCTTTTTATAAAAAGGGGTCCCACTACTTTAGGTTGTATTGCTTTT